CCAATAGTAGGTGCTTGTGGAACTGTTGTTGCCGTAATGCTATTAGAAGCAGATGATGCGGAACTTGTACCAATGGCATTAGTTGCGGTAACAGTAAATGTGTAAGAAGTAGATGATGCTAAACCTGTAACTGTAATAGGAGAAGTTGCGCTTGTTCCTGTAAATCCACCAGGGCTAGAAGTTGCGGTGTAAGTTGTAATTGCAGAACGCCCTGTATAAGTAGGGGCTGTAAAAGTAACGGTTGCCGCTCCATTATTGTATGCGCGTCCAGTACCAACATCTGTTGCTGTACCGATTGTTGGCGCATCAGGCTTTTGTCTGCCTGAACCTGAAATAACAGAAATCATTGACATTAGATGAGATCTCCCACTACTAACCAATTGTTTGCAGAAGTTTGAATACAACCAACAGATGAATACTGAGCGCGAATTACAGGGCTTGCCGCTGTTGCTCCGCCTGAAACCACCGTTACTCCTCCTGCTCCTGAAACCGTTACTGCACCTGATCCATAAGCCGCTAACATAATAACAGCGCCAACAGGAAGTGCAACTGAACCATTTGCGGGAATTGTTACTGCAATAGGTGAAGCATTAGAAAGCGTTACAAGTTTTCCATTATCGGCTAAAGCCAATGTATAAGTAGTTCCTACTTGCGCATTTGTAGCAACATTTGCGGCTAAAGTAACCGCGCCGCTTGTGCCTCCACCTGTTAAACCTGCCCCCGCTGTTACAGAAGTAATGTCTCCAACTGCAAGATTGGTAGTTGTATCTACGCGTGTATTTGTAATGTTTCCTGAGTTAATCTGAGTAACAGCCGCACCTACTGCAACGGTTGCAAGAGAGATTGAGTTGGCAGGAAGTGAAGGCGCAACAGGAGATCCCGCAGGAGTACCAGCAATTACTTGAAAGATTACATCATTGTTTGCACCTGAATAATAAGCATCTCGCACTGTTGCACACACAAGGTCAATGCGCGGATTTGTTGGATCGGCTGTTGTAATTGTCAGCGTATCGGTTGCGTCATTAAAAATTGTGTAAACGCCCATGTTGCTTGTTGTTGTACCCACGATTGCGGCCCAACCTGAAGCAATGCGTACTGACATACCCGCAGGAGAGTTAGCGGTAACAGCCAAAGATGAACTACCAATGATGCCAGTAGTAGCCCACAATGCTTGCGCTGTTAAACGGTCATACTGAGCAGGGTATGAACCTGCTTGTAGCCATGATGGAGGCGTTTGTAGTGTCATTTATTCTCCCTTAGATGTACGCAGAATACCAAGAAACGGTAGCCTGAGTAGTTCCCGCTAATGTGTCAGTGCCAGTAAAATAATAAAGTGAGTTGCCAGGTGGGGCATCAAACCAAGTTCCCGTAATTAAAAGATTACGGGCAGGCGCGCCATTGAGAGTGATTAACTGATTGTAAAGATCAATCTCAAGAACATCTAAAGCGCTATAAGTTCCCGTAAAATAAAGAGCGTTGCCGCTAGTTAAATCGCCAACAATAGGGTTAGTAATAGGCCCTGTAATTGTGATGGTTGGATAAGTAGTTGCCCAACCAATGTTTGTAATTGTGGTTGTGATTGTTGAAGATCCGCCGCCATAGGTGTAGTTAAATGTTTTATTGTAGGTACGGCCCGCTGTAGGGCTAATAGCCATAACAGAAGTTTGTAAGTTGTTATTGTAATAATTTGGATCAGGGCAAAAGAAATCAACTTGAGATGTAATGTATCCGTATGTATAATTAGGATCTACGGTTGTGCGCAAAGCGCGAACGCGAGCCTGAATAAATTGCTCAGATGTAGGAATGTTAGGCATCTTAAAATAAAGCGGTGTAGTGCCTGAAGTCTGAGGCAAAAGTTTGCTTTGGATCGTGTTGTAATTAGTTTGTGCAGATCCTAAATTATTGCCAAAAGTATTAAAAATGATTGAGATGGTTCTTCCGTTTAGAAAATCACGGCCAGTAAACATGCCGTCATGATAGCCACGGTTATCATCTTGATTGCGGATACCAGGCAAAGACTCAAGGCCATCAACACTAAGGATCTGATAAGGAGATCCAGCGCCACCGAATACTTGCCCCTTAAATGCAAAAGAATAAACTTGATTTAATGTTGTCATTATCTATCCCTTGACCCAACACTAAAACTTACAGGGGTTACATAACCACCACTTGTACCTGTTTTAATAGCCGCTGTTGCAGATTGTGGAATGGTAACGGCTTGCCCGTATTTGGTAGCGCTTATGACCGCTAAATGCACATCTGAAGGATCTACTTTAGCAGTATTAAATGTTTGAGTTATGTTTGTAGTTGTTGTTGGGGTAGTTGAAGTTGTTGCACTAGGAGTTGTTGTAGGAATAATTGGCGTGTAAGTAGGCGCATTTGATACTGCCGCCGCCGCAGAAGCCGCACTAATTGATTTCATAAGAGCCGCCACCTCAAGCAATTTAGCCTTGAGATCTTCAAGTTTTGCCTGGGTTGCTTTATTGATTTCATCAATGGCCGCCTCATAATCCTTCTGAGCGGCTAGAAGCGCGTCCTGAAGGGTTTTCTGAGCCTCTGCTAAACCATCATCAAGGTTCTTTTGTGCCTCAGCCTTAGCCTCTGTAAAGGCTTTTAGAGCATCTGCCAAACCTTCATCACGGGTAATTTTTGCTTCAGTCATTGCTTCTGAGTAAGCAAGGTTTGCATCAGCCAAACTCTTTTGAAGTTCAGTATCTACTGTAGCCAATGAAGCCTTGAGATCTACTGCAACTTGTGCATAAGCGTCCATCAATTCTTGAGTGGCAAGTTTTCCACCAGCGTTCATTGACTTAGCCAAAGCATCTAAGCCATGATCTGAGGTGTTTACAATGTCTGTGTAAAGTCCTTGCAATTCTTTGGTTGCTTCAGGTGATGCTTCTTTAAGAGCCTGAGCAATCTTGTTACCTGCTTCAGGGCCTTGCTTAACAACTTCAGCAATAAAGGTTTGGCTGTATCCCATGCCAGCAAGAGTTGCCGCATTGCCTTGTAATTCTTTAGCCGCCGCAAGGCTCTTTTTAAGAGCGCTAATTGCATCACTTGCTTTACCGCCGCCACCAAAAGCATCAGCAATACTGAAAACAGTTTTAGAAGCAAATGCATTGCGCAAAATGTCCATTGATTGCTGAATAATGGATATTTGTTTTTCAGCCGCGGCCTTAGTAAGATCGGCAGATTTAACATTTGCTTTGGCTTGAATGTCAGCAAGGTCTGATCTTAATTTTTTCTCTAGATCTATAGTTTTTTTATCATAAGCGGCTTTAATTGCATCTTCTTTATCAGTGCGTACCTTTTGAGCCTTCTCAACTACATCAGCGTATTTAGCATTAAGATCAATGACTTTTTTATCATAATCTTTTTGAACCGCAATCATTTTGTCATTGCGATCAACCAGGGCTTTATCAGCCTTTTCTTGAGCATCAGCAATGGCTGAGTTCATTTCTTTGTAAATCTTCTCAACATCTTTTTGATAGCCAGCAAGTTTCTTTATGGCATCTTGTTGAGCCTTAATTTGACCTTTGAGAGGCCCAGTAACAGGAGCGTTAGCACCACCTGAAGTATCTGTACTTGATTTAGCCCCACCAAAACTAGGAAGCGCAATCTTCTTATTGGCTAGGCCATCTAAACCATCACTAAATTTGCGCACATCATTAGCCGCATTATTGACCGCAGTAGATACGCCTTTGAATTTGCCACCAATACCAGGAATGTGTGACATGGCCTCAAGTAGTTTGCCTACTGCACCAATCAAGTAACCAAAAGCATTGATAACAATTTGTAATCCTTGAACTACAACTTTTCTAAATGCATCTGAATGGTTCCATGCCACTACAAAAGCGGCAGATAAAGCGGCAAGTACAACAACAACTTTTGCAATTGGGTTGGCGTTCATTACAGCATTGAGCAAAACCATTGCGCCAGTTTGACCTTCAGTTGCAGCAATGTCTGCTAATTTTGCGCCTTTAGCAAGCGCCATTCCTACAATGTAAAGTTCTTGTATTGCAGTTGTAGCCGCCATAACAACTTGATAAGCCTTAAATGCCGCAAAAGCCGCACCTAACACGCCAACAAAAAGTAAAACCGCTTCTTTATTTTTAATAATAAGATTTACAAAAGGTTTAATGTATGTATTTATTAAATCACCTATCGTTTTACCAATAGATAAAAGGATTGGTTCTAAACCAATAGCCAAATCACGCGTAAAATCTGTAACTTTATCTTTGGCTCTAGCCACACCACCTGCAAAAGTATCTCCTACAGCCTTACCAGCGCCACCAAATTCACGATTGACTTCAGCAAGAATAATCTTTTGTGCGCCCATAACATCATTGTGTTCCATGAGTGTTTTGATGGCCGCTTTTTGTTGATCATCAAATGTAACACCAACTCTTGTGAGAGCAGTAATACCCTTGATTGGATCGCTGAGTGCTTTACCTAATTGAACTGTTGCGCCTTGTAAATCGCCACCCATGACCACAGATAAATCAAGTGCAGTTTTGGTTGCCTGATCAAAAATGTCATTACCCGCGCCAACCACATTTCTAATCTGCGTAAAAGTGGCCATAACATTTTGGCTTTGCAAAATAAGGTTTTCATCTACTGATGTAAGATTTTCTAATGCGCTCGCTTGTGCCTTAAAATGTTCTACGCTTACGCCAGCAACATTGCCTGTAGATTGAATGATTGCGCCAGCCTTAGCAATAGCGGCTTCATAGGCTCCAACATCTGCAATAGTTGATGTGAAAACTTTTTGCAATGAGTACAAACCAACAAATCCGCCAGCCATGTTTTTAAGATTTGCAGCAAACTTGCTCATGCCTGTACTAGCATTTTTTACAGAATTATCTACGCCTTTGATGGCACTTTCTGCCTGGGCTAAACCAACTTTGAGTTCACTTACATCTGCCTGTAATTTAATCAACATTGGTGGGATCAAGTCAGCCATGCGCTATCTCCCTAACTTTTCTTTTATGGCGGTCATAAAGACTCTGTTGATTGTGCCATTTCTTAAAAGCATCAATGCGGCAGGTTCTAAGTAAGGGTATTTTACCCCTGAACGCCAATTGCCACCGCCCTTTTCTACCTGGCGGGCATAGATCATTGTTGGGCCAACTTCAGCAATGTAATTACCAAATCCAACGCGGTAAGTAGTTTTAATAGATCGCTTGAGATTACCTGTAACTGTGTTAGGCCCTGATCCACCAATGTGATGTGGCGGGGTTGTAACTATGTAAGGGTTGCCTCTCTTACTTACTTTCTTTTGATAACTACGCGTTCCTTGAAAGTTTAATTTTGCTTGTCTTTCAACAGCAAGGCCAGCCCGCATAATTCCAATTTGCGCGCCTTCTTCAATCTTAGATGTAGTTCCTTTAACAGCGGCAAGAACTTCAGAAAGGTTCTTAATGATTATGGCGCTCATTTAATCTCTTAACCCTTCTGCTTTCACCTCATCTACGGTTCTAGCAATTGCTATTAACCAATCTGCCGTACTAGCGGGAAGATTATCTACCTGTTCAGGTGTCCAACCAAACCGCTCCGCCATTTGGTAGTAATACCAATGCTCATCAGGGTAAGAGAACGCCTCATGGCGTTCCCCACCCTTGAGTAACCATTTTAGGCGTTGGAGTTCTCGCCAGCCGCTTTTGGGTCTGCCTCTGCCTGTGGCGTTTCAGCCAGGTTAGGAAACAGATACTTTTGTGCGTCCTTTGTATGTTCTACCAAAGCGTCATAATCAGCCATTGTTAATTCATCTAATGACTCAATTTTAATTGATGGTGGAATAAGATCAAATGACCATGACTCTACAAGCATGGCAATTAGTGCATCACCTAGTGCAAGCGCTTTTGTTAGATCTCCACCAACTGCATTATCCGCAGTGCGCATAACATTTTTGCGATCTTTAACACGCAAAGTTGTTGGATCTTTTAATTTAACTGTTGCTCCTGATGGGAGCGATACTTCTTTAGACATTATGCCTCCTGTTGGTTTGCCTTCCTACATCATACTAAAAAGGAGCAAGTGGTGTGGGAGAGCGGGAAGGCAATCGCCCTCAACCACACCACCGCCCTGATCTACTTAGTCAAACGCGTAAGTGTTTGATGGCTTTGCGTTCAACAATGTCCATGCAATCGGTGAGTAACCTCCTGATGGGCCTGCGTCAGCAATTGTTGATTGTGCGTTAATGTCCACACTGACCTTAACAAAATCATCTCCACGCTCAATAACGCCAGTTGTGTAAGCACCCTTAGAAAGATTTGCCACAATTGCAAGTTCATTTGCGCCAGTACCATAGTTCCAAACAAACTCAAGTGCAGGTTGTGTGTTGTTTAGGAAGTTAAGCAACTGATTATCATTGTCCATAACAAATGTAATTTTGCCTGTTACTTCTAGTGGCCCTAAGAATACCTGGTATGGATCCTGGGTATTTGAGATGCCGTAGATAGGTGTTGCAGGACGCTTCATGTCAATGTTGCCTGTCATGGCTGTTGCAAGAGTTGATCCACCAACTGAAACAGTACCGCGCCATACTGGTGTAGGAAGAACTGTTGAGAATGATGGACTTGGTGTTGAAACAACTGATGATGACCAACCTGTTGATTTTGCATCATACTCAAGCATGCCGTCAGCGTTAAACTTTAATGAGAAGTCTGAGAACTGGCAACCTGGGTATGAGCGAACATCTACAGCATAGAAGTCTGTAAGTGTGTATGAAATTGGCTGTACATCTCCACCAACAGCAAGGCTGTTAAAAAGTGTAATTTCGTGTGTGTAAGGTGCTGATCCACCTGTTGTGTTTACATAACCCAATACACCAGCAATTGCATAACCAACAGTGTCAGCGAATACTGCGCCGCCATAATCAACTGTTGAACGCTTGCGCCCTGGAATGTAGTTGTAATTAAGAACATTTGAGCCACGCAAGCCTGTGTCATAAAGTGGATCAACAATGTCCACTGGCTTTAATGCGTCCTTCATTACTGGAATGAAGTCGGTTGGTGCTACTGCCGTACCGCGGGTTGCCTCTTTAGCAATACCTAAGTACGAGCGAACGGATTGCTGTACAGACATTATTCATCTCCTAATTTATGGTCTGACGCGGCAGACATGGTTATTTTTTCTTCTTCTTTTGGCTTTGTTTCTTTTGGTTCTGTTGGTTTTGCTGTTGAAGGCTTAGGTGCGGCAGGTACTACATTTGCCGCATTAAAACCTTCAGGCGCGTCAAACTCATCACCAGGCTTAACAGTGACCTTAACACCTGGGAACACGCGTTCATCTGTTCCATTGTATTTGTACTTCATGTTGCTCCTTATGCCTGGATCATCTGTGTTACTGGAAATTGTATCTCAGCAAAGATTTCTGTAACGCCTTCTTTTTCTGTTGATGGTTCGCCATAACGGGCTTGAATAACTGGCTCCGCACCTTGCCAAACAAGGTTGCCTGTTGGATCGCCAAAATTATGATCTGACCGCAAGCGCGTTTTGATGTTATCAATAATTGTGTCAAAGTCAGTCATTACATCTTCTGCTTCTCTGTGAAAAGAAATACAAAATACTTGAACAATTACGGTGTAATCAATGCGCTTCCAACCATCATGCGCGCCACCAATAGCCAGGCGTGTTTCGTATTCATCAGCAATGTAAACAAC